AGGAATCCTAAGCATCATGTAGACGAGATGCATAACGCTGTGTGTCTTTATATCTATGCAGCTGATAGTGATGGCTTTTATACGCTCAATACATATTACGCTTATGGTGGTAATGAGCTGCATACATATGAGGAATGGCGCGCTATTGCTTTTAGTGCTGTTGACGAATTAAACGATAAACGCGCAGACGTCGATTCATTTGGTGTTTATGGATGGAGCACGACAACTATCCGTGTGACACCTGTTCGCACTGGTGATTTGTTTATTGCTGTTGATGCTGACGGGGTGCGAAGTGTACGGATCTCATTTGATTCCAGAAAGGGTAAGCGTGCGTCACACAATGGCAAGAAAATTTAAGCGCGGTAGAATCCAAGTTTTAGGATTCGATAGCGAAACTCTGCAAGGTCCTCCAATTACCTTACAGTTTTATGGGGGGAGTCATGTTGGCCGATTTAATGGCTGCATATTCATTGGTAAACGTCGTGCTATTAATGTGTTTCTAGCGCAGCTCAAGAAGCTCAAACCCGGTCATTATCGAATGTATGGCCATAACCTTGAGTTTGATATGCTTTCTGCATTGTGGGAAGCACGCGTGAAAATGCGGGATGGAAATATTGCGCTTAATGTTGGTGATTGGAAAATCAACGGGCGATATTCTAAACCTGTATTCGCTATTTTTGATGATGGCGAGAGATACATTGAATTGGTCGATTCTATGCTTTGGTTTCAGACATCTCTTGAGAAAGCAGGCGCAAGAGTATGTCCAGATTTGCCTAAGCTTCCAAGACCGGCTGGATTAGGTGAGGTGTTGTTTACATCTAAAGATGATGGCTTTGTTGAATATGCAATGCGTGATGCTATTGTTGCATATCATCTTGGTCATGCTATTGAAAGATATCATGAAGAATTAGATGTTGAGTCGCAGATATCTCTTGCGTCAATGGCTGCAGCTGTTTTTCGTCGGCACTATATGCGTAGTGATATGTATCAACCTCCTATGCATGATTGGATAGCTGGTGCCGCTGCTAGTTATCACGGTGGAGTGAATCGCGTTCGTGCGGGTATGTATCCTGCATGGCATACAAATATTACAGCACTGGATTTCTCTAGTGCATATCCTAAAGCGTGGACAGAGTTACCAGCATTTTCTGACGCTGCTAATTACAAACATTACAAAGCAAAACAAGCTAGGAAAGTTAAGGCCGTTGATAATATAGGTTGCTACATGATTAGTGGTCGTGCTGCTAAGTGCGCTTGGCCTGCGTTATTTGATCATAACTTTAAACCGTTGCAGGGGTCTTTCTCAGGCATTTGGGTCACTGGATTCGAATTGAATGAAGCGTTGCGATCTGGGGAAGTGAATCTCAGCAGTATTAAAGGGTTTTTATATGATGTAGATCGTGAGGATGGTTACTCACCATTTCGTGCGTTCGCTGAGCATTTTTATCATTCGAAATCAGTGGAGAAGGACAAAGTTATCAGCTATATGCATAAGATAACTTTGAACGCTCCAACTGGAAAACTGATTCAGACGAGCCCAGACTTCACAGTGATAGACGGGCAGCTTGTAAAAATAAAACGTGCTGGTGGTTTATATCATCCGTTTGCAGCTAGTCTCACAACAGGTCATACAAAATCTGTTTTGCATCCTGTGGAGCATAAATATGAAGCATTACATTCCGCTACAGATGGAGTCTTTGTTCCCGGTAGGCACACCGGCGCAAGTGAGAAACGATTGGGCGCGCTGGTTGCGGAAGGCTATGGAGACTTGGCCTTATTCAGAAATAAGCTTTACATCGTCTACACGAACGAAGAAACAGAAAATACTTATCCGTCTCAAGTATTCGAAGGACGACATATCCTCAAATGCGCGCGTCATGGTTTCCAGGGGCGTGTTGTGGATTTAGAGCAAATGTTAGTTTCAACACTACGTGAATATAAAACTAATAAACCGTTGAAATTGAAAACCGCTATTAAACGTAAAGAGCCTCCGAATAAGTTTGTTATCGAAGGACGTAAGGTTAAAGGCATCGAATCCTTTAAGGTGATAAACCATGCTTAATGAAATGCATACATTAGCTTACAAATGGTTGAATCTGTCTCATATCGAACAGATGAAAGAAAATGCGTTCGGTTGGTGGCCGTATTGGTTTCTCGTTATAGCGTTTGAACAAATTGAGGAATTACAGCAACAGTTTCAACGTATTGAGGAATTAGAAGAGCGAGTGATGGAGTTAGAGAATCATGGCAACACGAGCAAAACGCGGTAGACCATCAAAACGTAATTCACGAAGTCAACGCGGTGGACGTTTTGTTGATTTGCCAAATAATGAGCGTATGCGGCGCAGATCGCCCGAAAGCGCTCCACGTTTATTTGAATGGTTAGTAGACAACGGTTATATCGAAGCCGTTCCAACGTATCGGCGGAAATCCGCTAATCGTCGTGCACGCAGGCGTTAATTGCGTGCGTTTATATAGGTGATATCAAAATGGCATTTCGTAAAGTTGCAAAGAAAGCTGCAAAGAAAGTTGTGAAGCGTGGTAAGAAAGCTTCTGCGATTCATTTGCCAGACGGCTATAAGGTCATTGGCCGTGCTCCTAATTGGGATGTTGATAAGCATCCTACGATTGAAGGTGTACGCGGTGAAACTAAGACCGTGACATTGAATCAAGGCTCAAAGCAAGAAAAGGAAACGAATTGCATGGTTGTCGTCACTGAGGAACTCGGTGCGGTGACTGTTTGGGAGTCTGCAGGACTGCGAGATTTGTTCGAACAGACTAACGATGGTGATACTGTTCGAATTGAATATGTCGAAACGCTGCCAGCTCGCAAGAAAGGGCAGCAGGGTATGCGTGTATTTTCGTGCGCTCTTAAGGAGTAACAACGGTCGTTTGTTTCAATTCGTTCGTGGAAGGCTCTACCAATTATGGTAGAGCCGTGGAGGATTGTAGGTGACTTATGAGTTACATTACGTATCACGAGTGGTGCAAACATTTAAGAGATGCTGCGATTATTGATCAATCTGTCGGAAAGCTTGAGCGTGTAGCTTTACAGTCTGGCATCCCAATAGATAGGCTGAAACGCTGGTTAGCTAAAGACCTTACACTTTCACATGCAGAGTTCACGTCATTGCATGAGGTGCTCGCTATGACACATACATTAGGAGTCGACGATAATGACGCAAACGCGATTGAACAGAGTTCAGCAGTCGACACGGGCTGCAATGACAGCGGCGGATTGCAAAAGCACAATGACAGCGTTGTATCATTCGACGAAAGCGATTAATAAAATATGTACCGGCAGTCCTGACTGGCAAGGTGACGGCTGCGCCTGGAGATATGTTTGTTATCCTCCAGGTCGCAGGCCGCATCTATAATTATTCGCCCATTAGTCCAGCAACAGCGCCGGCTAAAGGACTTCCGCCAAAGATAGATTCTTGAGCGGCCCCTGCTGCAACCGGATCATCAGGCATTGATACCGGTTCAGCGGGGGTTTGTGTTTCCTGCTCAATACGTTGACCGAGTGCGATAGGGTCTGCAGGCGGAATAGGTGCAGGATTGATAGACGGGAACATTGGCTGCGTGTCATCCATTGCGTTGTAAATACGATTCATGACACTTTCTGCGATATGAAGTTTTGGGAAAGGGATCATTTATGAGTCCTCCAAATATTCTATAAGCTTGACCATTTTCATCATCGGCTCAGTTGTAAAACCACGTTCTTCCATGAAACGCTTCCATCCTGGATGTCCGACACTATAGATTTGATCACACGCATTTGATCTAGCAATTTTGTCTATTGCTAGCCATCCAGGCTCCCATTGATCGCGTGAGCCTGCGACTGTAAGTATGTTCATTGTCTTACCGTAGCGTGTTTCTACAAATTCAACTAATGCCCATGCGCTAGGCGTTAGCATATAAATTTCAAACATGCCGCTATCAATTGCTTCTAGCATTTGCTCGCGTGTAAAGAAGTCGAATCCTTTAACAAACGCGTCAATCAATTCGTCGGACGTCTTTGGCGAGCTGTCGGAATCCCTATCGCTTCGCGGAACCAATCGTCCTGTGGTGTCAATACTTGACCCGGTGTCAATTCTGGCGCCGTTAATTGTGGCCGTGTTCTGCGTATCGGCCCCTGTGATCGTCGTGGTTGCCATGCTGGTTCCTCTTGATTGGGGATCGGTTGATTGTTGCCAAGTGCGCGTGTGGTAGGAATTGCTAATGCTGGTGCTACTTTCAGTTCACTAACTCCACCACTCACATAATCGCGTAAGCTGTAATTTTCAGGTATTGCGCCAACTTGCCTTGCCCAAGCATCCAAACCCTCAGCTTGCTGTGATAATTCTTGTAACCTTTTTTGTCCATACTGTTGCGTAACCTGCCGAATGTTTAAGGCTATACGATTGTATTCCTCACGAGAAACCTTGAATTCGTCTTTATCTGCAACAGATTTTCCTAATTTAGCTATAGTGCCAACAATGGTTCCAATTTCTGATCCAGTGTTACCGAGTTCAGCCAATCCATTTAGCAAACCGTTAGGATCATCTTTAAACATTCCGCCAAGACTAGAAGACACCAATTCAGTCAGCACTGACTTACTGAATGGTTTGTCAGGATCAAAAGTTTCGTCTGCTACAAGTTCAAAGATTCTTTGCGCTCTAGAGTCAATGTCGCGTGCTTGCGAGATCACTTGTGAATATTGATCTCGTAGAGCTGGCGCAGCGCTTGTAATGAGACCACGCTGTGTATTGAATTGTGATGCCTGCTCAGCCTTACGCGCTTGAATATCAGCGTTCATAATTCCCTGAGTAGTAGCATATGCTTGTTCGATCAATGCACGGCCAGATGGATCTCCAGACTGCAGAATTTGCCAACCTTGCGCGGCCTGTTGTTGCGCCGATCTGAGCAATCGTGCTTCGTCAGGATCAGCAATCTGCAGTTCCTGTTTAATTTGATCGTTGATGCCTTCAAAGCGAATGCGAGAGTTATAACTTTCACGAGCTGCGGCGTCTAAATAATTTTCGCGGCTGCGTTGAGAAATAATTCCATGAGCTAGTCCTGCTAGTAATCCAATAGGTCCAGCTATAGCTGCAGCGCCGCCGCCATATAGCAAACCAGTTAATAGCGGACTCAACCCGGGCGTACGTTGTCGCGGATATGCGCTAGCACGTGGGCCGGTTGTTGTAACTTCTTCAGTAGGTTCGTCTGCCATATATCACCTATTTAGAGCAATGACGCGCTTGTATCAAAATTCCAGGCTCTACCGCTGCCGCGACTAGCAGATGTCTGTTCACCATATGATCGTGCAAGTGACTGCGCAGTTGTAAGAGTAGTAGGGCCGCCAAGAATCTGTGACAAGCCGCCATACACACCCAGTTCGGCGTTATTTCCACGTTCTAGTACTTCTAACAATGATGGCAATGCGCCTAATCCAGTAGATGCTGACGCAAGAGAGTTTTGTGCAACTGATTGTGCAATCGAGTCTCTCGACGCAACATCACCCGCACGTAGCGCCGTTGCGCCTTGAGTGAATACTCTAGCAGCGCTTTCTGCTGCCAATCCTTGCGCAACACCTTGTCTACCGCCGCCAAATGTTCCACCGGCAACTGCTCGCGACGTGATTGCTGGATTAAGTTCCTCACGAAATAATCTCCCAGTATCTTGTTGCAGCTGTGATATCTGCTGCTCAAGGACCGGATTATTTGCGCTTAATCTGTCTTCGAGATAAGCAGACCCCGCGTCACCACCAAGTTGTTCAAGAAATTGATTGCCGCCAGTAAATAACTGCTGCGCGGCTGTTCTTAATTGTCCCGCATTAGCTGCTGCTCCTCCTGCTGCAGTTGATGCATTTCCATACAGTTGGGAATAAATATCACTTTGAAAAATATCCTGCGTAGAGCCTGAAGTTTGCACCGATCCGCTATAACCAGAGGATTCAGATGACTGCGAACTTCTGCTGCGACCTCCACCTAATGAACCGCTCATTATTTTGCTCCTTTACTCTGTCACGTAAGACATGCTGCCAAGAAAATCCATTGCATTTACTATATTCATCGCGCCTGCAGGATTAGGACCATAAAAATCAACTCGTTTAGTTCCTGGATTCGCCAAAGCTGTCTCTACAGCTTGAATAGAACTCCAAATAGCACCAGCAAAAAATCCTGCAGCGCTAGAGTTGTACACAGTAAAAGGAAGATTACTAATGCCTGCGCGGCCAGTGCCAGTATGTGCAGTAGTCGTAACCCTATATTGAACAATCACGAAGCGTCCGAATTTATAATAATAACCAGATTGCAGTGAATAAGTACCGGCACCAGCTGTAGTTCCACCAGCAATAATAGGTGTGAAAAATCCTGTTTCAATTATCGACATGTCGAATTCCTCTAATGCAAACGCAACTAGGCTTTGTATAGACAGCTCTATCTTCTTAAGTTCATTGTCTACATAAAGCATCAAATTAGACGCGACAGGCTGCTTTATATATTTAGAAGGTTCCGTCATATTCAGCCTCTATAGTAATACGTGTTACTGTCCAGGGTTCAGCAGAGGTGTTGTTACTAACTTCTACTGAAATAAATCGACCAGTCACTTCGTATTCATTGCCACCAGCTTTTCGCTGTACATACGGCCCCCATTGTATTCCTACACCTTCCTCAGTCGAGTTTCTTGATCCTAAGCGTACAAGAAGAGTAGATAGGCCAGTACCTTTGCCTTCAATTGTTACATGACTTGTAACCTTACGCTGATCAGCGTCATTAAAAGATAGATCAAGCCTTTGTATTACAGCGTTTACTAAGTTTGTTTCTGGTACATCTTCCATCATTACAGCGGCAGTCTCAGAAACGACAACTCGTTGGACTCCGCCTTGCTGTGATTCATTCCATACAGTCAAATCATCATCCCATGGCTCTGAATCATCATCCCAAATTTGAGACGGTAATGTGTCTGTCACATAGCCAACAGTTCCATATTTAATAGGGCTGACTGTATCTAAGTCTCTAATAGTCCAGTTGTCACGTCTTTCATCCCAAATGTGAGCGATAGTTGCAAATTGACTTCCAGGCTCAGGAACACATACCCAAAGTTCACGCGCATGATCATCATAGATAGTAAAAACATTTTGCGAATATGTTTCGTCGATACTATTTTTCAGAGTCTGTTTAATACGATTATCGGCAATACTGCGGACATTTATACCATCTGTAAGCACAACATCTTCATTACCAACGACAGCTTGCTGCGTACCTATTGTTTTTAAGGCATGCGGTGAAATAAGACCTGTCGATCTAACAACTGGACGCACGACAAAAATATTATCTGGAGGCTGTCCAGCATATTCTAAGGCATGAAACGATGTCGGTTTATAAATCATTAACTGCGTACCTAGCGGTGCACCAGACACACAGCGTCCTGGACTATCGGCTAGAAAAGCGGACCCAGCTTCGTTGTCTGCTCCAGGTGTCCAAGAGTCTGGCACTGCTCCCGGCTCGGTAGCGTCACTCCATAAAATTAAGTTATTGAATACACCAGACGGTGAATCGATATCCAACGCGAACAAATGAAACTTGAACGCCACTATAAATTTACATAGTGTATTTGCTGGCCATCCCGGCAACGGTAAAGAATCATCTGCTGAGTCTCCAGTCCAATAATGCGGAATGTTCTTTCCGTTAGTAAAGACCGGAATACCATTCAATAAAGTGCTAGACCATTCATAAGGATTAGTAATCGCTGTTTGAGATGGAATAGAAACGTCGTAAATATTGCTAGTCTCGGCTGCAACAATGTCGCTGGCTCCAAACAATAACCACCAGTTAAAACTGTTTAGACTGAAATTCAATAAATGATATCGCGTGGATGGCGACCCAGGATAAACACTCCTGCGGCCACGAATACGCGACGGAAATCCGCTACGCATATGAACATTCTGAGCAAGTGATAAAACCTGATCAGACAGTTCTAACGGCTCTATATCTAATATATGGCCGTTAACTGGCCGCAGGATAGTTTTCATTTTGAAGCATCCTTGACGGTTACAGTGATATGTTGCGCAACTATTTCGAATGCCTTTTCGATGCGCGCTAATCGTGCTTCTAATTTCCAGATAAAATATGCACAAATAACAAGAGCCGGAGTTCCGCCGCCTTGTATCAACTGGAAAATATCTGCGGATTCCATCGTTATTTTACCTCATAAGAGAAAGTATAAAAGAGTGTACCGAGTCCAGTGCTGATCGCACTAAAGAACGGTGCAGCTCTATCGTTACCAGTGTTTGCTTGTATCCGTATTGTTTCAGCGCCGGTGTCATCGTTACTTCCATCGCCAGCTAAATCGTCAGATCCTGTAAAGTTAGATGCTACAGGTAATGACAATTCAAAACTTGTGCTAGTGCCTGATCCTGCAGTGATGTTTATCGCAGACCGCCCTGTGACAGTTACGATGTTGCCTACACGTGTATAAAAATGCTTGCCGGGTGTGACACCGCAATTTATCGCATTGAATGCGCTTGGCGTGTAAGTGCTAGCTGTAAGCAAAGTAGTCTGATTTATTTGTGCAGCAGTAGCAGTAATATCAGTTAAATCGAGAGCACCGCCATTGATTGTTATAGAGCTGACACCGCCGCCAAAATTTATCGCAGACGAATTTATATTAAGCGGCAGAAACAATGCAGTAGTACGGTTAAAACTGTCTATAACAGATGTAGTGCCACTAGCGAACGATAATTCAAACCCGCCTCCAGATGCAGGCGTAGATGCCGAGCCTGTAATACGCTGACGGTTTGTGAAATCATTTAGTTCTGTTTTTACTGCAGCATTATTAATCTGAGTGTGTGTTAGAGTCACTGCACCTGTTAGATTAGGAAATGTATTTTTTAAAGTCGATTTGATCAAACGTAAATGATCATCACCTTGAGACTTCGGATCTGTTGCACCAACAGGATTAGTAGTGACGAGTTCATTAATATAAGTAGCAGTCTCCAAACCTGCTAAAACTGTAGCACTGATCAAAAGACCAACAGCCAAGGCAACTACTCGCGATTTCATAAATTCATATCTCCATTAATAGCTACTACGAAATGCAACATTGTAAGGATTTGCAGACTGCCCGCCTCCAAGCTTTTTCTTCATTTTCCGATTCAAATCTCGAATGTATGAGTTCACACTTTGAAACATGGCACTAGACAATTCTAAATTTCTAGCGCGCTTATACAAATAGACTTGCGCAGCCTCTATATACAATTGCGGGCAGTCATTTAGTAAATTGTTTGTATCAGCATCACTCACTAAAGCTGCTGGCATACCAAAATAATTCAAAGTAAATTCTGCATCTGTTGGAGGAACTCCAGCGAACAAAATTGTTGAATCTCGCATACAGTAACCAACAGGATAAGTAAGAGTGCGGTACTGCGCAATTAATGTTTCATCCATTTGATCTAATGGACAATTATTATAAATAACAGTACGCATCAATGTAACTTTAGATGGCAACGTATAAATAGCTTCAATTATGCGGTTTAATTCATTCAATGTTGCAGTCAAAAAATAACCTTCTAATGTGAGTGCAATCAAAGCTTCACCTTGCTGCACAAAACGTTTTATATCATCTATAGCATAATCTTCGCGATGCGAATCTGTTCTTATCGCTGTCTGTAATTCTGAGAAATTCATTTTTGTATCACTCCATTACGAATAACTCCGCGTGAAATTCGGCCAACGCGATACGGTTCAGAAAAAGCAGAACGTTCAAAACGATCCCAAGCGGCGCGCTGTGCATCTGGATCAGCGAAATTCGCTAGATCAGGATACAACTTACGCAATGCAAAGAAATCCTGTTCGGGAATTCGCATTGTGTGTCTCGCGAACGGTGCATGTTTGTGCGATTCGTTTCCATCACGCACTCTACGCACCGATTCAAAAACAGCGCGCCGATTGGGATGCATAACTCAAGCTCCTTTAAGCGACAACAGCGACAGTAGGATCAATGTCGCCAATGTTGAAGTTTGCGCGTTCAAGATACGCTTTCAACGTCCAGTCAACTGCATTGACTTTTCGCTGAGAGTGGCCGACCTTTCCGAGAGGTTTGACTTGCCAACCGCTCAAAAGCCCAAGCTTCCAGAAGCGCGGATCTAATCCGAAGACATTTGCTACTTGTGGATCAGGATCTGCACCAATTGAGGCATATGTTTGCTGTAGACGATTAGGAACAAGCTGCATCAAAGTTCCAAAATCCGTTTTGAATGTATCAATATAGCCCTGCGAAACTTGCGCAACACCTGCACCAGTGCCATTCACGTTTGCAGTCGGCTGCGCTGCGTATGGCGTAGTAAACAAATATTGGCCAAGTCCTTTTGTCACTCCGGGCACACTCATCAATACCGTGGGATTGCCGCCAAGCACATACACATTCTGGATTTGCGTTGCAACCATAGTCCAAGTAAGGCCACGTTCTGCACCCGCAACTTGTGCAGCAACCAGCTTAGTGCCTGTGTTAAAACCAGTTGCCGTACCACCAGCACCTAGGTCCTTATTAGTAGTAATCCAGGCTGCAAGCCCTGCGCTTTGTCCGGCGACATTGTCCCCGTTATCGAGTACGGACGCCTGACCAGTGCAGCAGATTGCTTCAACATCTCGACGCAACTCGATCATACGTTGAGATGTTTGATAACCCATCTCACTGCTACGACCAATTACAGTTACATCTTCCGATCTATCAGTAACAAACACAGGCTTATCAGATAGCTGAGCATGATTACCAACGCGTTTTGCATTAGTAACAGTAGCTTTATTGTCTCCACTGACCAGATCAGATCCCGAAATACGTTTATTCGTAATATCAGGCGCAGCCAATTTATCTTCGGTCCATTCCGTGTAACCATTGTCCATTCCTTCCGTACCAATCATGTCTAGAAATACAGTTGGAATATCGCTGATATCAAAAATCTGATCTAGAACATCTTCACGGACAAGTCCGCCCGCAAGTACATCCTTAAGATCATCAATGTCAAGATAATCACCCGGCGCAGCCTGAAAAGTAAGCGGCGCCATACCGGTCAATTTCTGTAAATTTCTAAAAGCAAGCATTGTTCAATTACTCCGATTGATTGAATAGAGCAGCAAGACGCTGACGCGTATCTGGTGCGGCGCCTTTGCGAGTCTGTTGCTGTTGCATCGGTCGTGCAGCCGCTTTCTTTGTTTTGGCGCTGCCACGCTGTCCCTTGCTATCTGGGGTTGTGACTTTCGCCAATGCTGCTTGAATGCGTTTATCACGAAGATACATATCGCGAATGAACTTAATTGCACGATGATCGTGAACAGTGGCCATAAAGGTTTCGTCGAAACCCCAACGCTTAGTAAAGTCGACCATTCCCTGCAATTCTTCGCCAGCACGTTTTTCATCTCGCCATTCTGGAATATGGTCCAGAGTCATACGCCGTTCGAAAGCCATGTTGGCCTCATGACGTTGGCGAATTTTATTTACGATGTCGGGCTTTACATGTTCTCTCGGAATCATCCCAATGAGTTCACGCAATTCAGTTTGCGAACGAAGCAATTCACCTTCAGCCTGCATGCGGCGTTGTTCAAATTGCGTCTCGCGTGTTTCAAGATCTACAACTTCTCCAATGCGGTCCTTCAATTGTCCAATGGTTAGCGGCTCCGCTCCATCGGCCAACGGAATTCGCACACTATAGATTTGTTCGGGCTTGAACCCTAGCCGCTTACTCAATGCTTCAAGTGTTTCAGGTGGTTTAGTCGGATCATCAACAACTGGATTTCCTTCGTTGTCGATTTCGTCCGTCTCACCATCTTCACGTTCAGCAAATAATTCAGCAAGCGACACACGGCGCGGTTCATCCGTCTGCTGCTGTGATTGCTTCTGCTGTTGAGCACGCCTGTCATTAGCTGATGGCCGAGCTGACTGCTGATGCAATTGCTGATTATCTGGCGCGTTTCCAGTGCCGTTAGGAACTTTAGCGCCCCCATTGCCGCTAGGCATTTGGGTTTTATTGCTGCTTGTCTCCAAGCGCGGATTTGACGGCTGCATTAATCTCACTCCTCAAAATTTGAATGGCCTTCATTCGATTCCACAAATAATCACGATCCTCTTTCGACGGATCGGCTTGCCATGCTGTAAAGCAATTCGCAATTGCTTTATCAAAGCATTCACTCATCAACGGATTCGCGTAAAGCTTCTCCGCTGCTCTCTTCCTGTCTTCCGGTGTCATTTGATACCTCATTAGACTGACGACGTGATTCAAGCGCTGCATTAGATAGCAACTTACGAATCTCGACTACTGAAGTAGCTGTGATCTTTGCCTCTTCAATCTGCGCTTGCAGCACTTCGGCGTAATATTTAAATTGTGTTTCAACATCAATACGATATTTTTCAAGAGACGCACGTACTTGTTCAAGTGCTACAGCCTGATTAAGAAGTGCTTCTTGTTTGGCTTGCGCACGTTGATTTTCCATGGCCTTGCGTTTCATAGCATCAACCGCCTTGTCGCTTCGCGGATCAATCTGGAATTTTTCAGGATTCTCAATGTCATTGACACGCAGCCACGAATCTAATGCAGCTGAATATGTTGTAACATCAACTAAAATTTCTTCCATACCATTCGCAGCAAGGAATGCTTGACGGTCTAACAATCTTTCATAAACAGCACTTTCGCGCGCACGTTCATTCAATGATTTACCTAAATTAACTTCGACAGAATCGCGCACTGGCCATTTTGATGGATCTGTCTGTACCCATTTATTACCGCGTTTAAAAATGATCGGTTCCTTCCATTGCGTTCGCAATGTCTCATGTGCAATAAGATACATTGCTCTAACTAATGTGTTAGCAATGATACGCGTCATAAACAATGCTAGAGATTCCATTACACTGTATGCGCGATCCAATCCTTGCGACCCAACACGATCATTAAGTTGCATCTGTCCAGTAGCTAAATCGAGAGCAGCACCGCCGGCCTCACTGCGGACACTACGAAAGTGATCCAAATTAGCGAGAATGTTTGCTGATGTATCAGGAACTCCAAAAGCCATAATAGCCTGCCTGACATCCTGTACTTGAGATGCGTCTACTGGGATACTTCCATTAATACGTCCATCAGTTAGAGCACCATCATCTACAGGCCCAGCAAGATGCGCTGTTCTATTTTTATTTGTAGCGTTCAAGTTGTCCATCAAGGCGCGAGTCAGCGCAGTGGTCGAATCTTGCACCCATTTAATTTTATCAAACAGCGAAATACCCATAAAAGTATGGGGGTTAATGATTGCAACACCTGTTGCATAACAAACAATATCAGCAGGCTTATCCTCAAGAATCCACATGTCACTAAAACAGATGCTGCGCAATTCGCTAGCGCCAGTACCATCATCCATTTTTACGTATGCCTCATACCATTCGACAAGCTCTTGCGACTTATCAATAGGCTGATTGTTTAAAGTGATATTACGTGGCAAACGAGCATCAGACGCAGCTTGATAAGGGTTATTCCATCGACGCAATTGATTGACTTTATTCTTTGGGAATCCACGTTCAATCAATGTAGAACGTGCTTCGACATGACGCTCAGCGCAAAACGGAATATCTTCTAAATCCTGGCGATGCCAATCTTTAGGATATAAAAAATTCTCTGGTGCAATAGACTCAACACGAAATTTGCGAGTAGTTTTAGTAATAGTTGCAGATAACTTTCCTGTATTCGGATCATATTTGTGTATATCCGTCTGCCCTATCTGATCCAAAACTTCGCTAACAACTTCTATATCAACGTTCTCACGTTGAATCTGTTGCTTGTGAGTACGGGTGTCGACATAAATCTTTACTACTGAGTTTCGAAGCTGCAAAGCGTCTTTGATCGCGCTTGTCAATTCAATAAAACCGTTTTGCCTCTTAAACAACATTACTTGCACACAATCAGATTCCAAATTTGCCTGCTCTTCATCGGCAGCATCATAAGCGCAAAACTCTGCAATTCGTTTATTAAGCAACGGCTCAGTCATTAACGCCAGATTGCCTTCAGTCATAGAAGACAAATCACCTGTAACAATAGAGCTGCGCCCAGCAACCTCATCACCACGCGGCCGCTGAAAGTAATAGTCATACGATTGCTTACGTGACGCCGCCAATTCATCGCCCTCAAATCCCACGCAATGAATTAACATGCGTTCGAGATTTTTAGCCAATGAACTTTCTTCTTCAGATACAAGATAACGCCAAGTCATATCTAAATTACTCCACGATCATATTGTGAATAGTTGAGCGACTTGAATCCTTTTCTGCGCGCTACTTGTGAGTTTTGCATAACCATAAGCGACTCTGCTAAAGCTGGATGCGTTAGAGCAGTTTCATCGTTGTTGTCACGATAAGGAGTATAAGTCATGCAAAAATCTGCAAGTGTTTCACGAGCTGCAGACGTAGCTTTGCAAACATTTAAAAGAGCAGCCGCGCGCCCGTCTTGCATATGTTGTGATGGAGGAGCAACAGAAATAACACCGTCTCCATCAAGTCCAGCAAATAACGAAGGATCAAGATTAACTCCTGCGTGAATTAATGAACTCTGAGGATAACGTTGCGCAATAGATTGAACAGCATCGGTAATATTTCTTTCTAAAAACACATGCGCCCCGATAATAAAATCATCCTGATGCACCACCGCTGCAATTCCTTCGTCTTTTAGTCCCCATGACACTCTAACGACACGATTATTCCTAGACCATATACTCGGCTCAATTTGCAGAAGCCTGCTATATTGTTTAGTGAAAATCGCACCAGTATTTGCTGCATCTGGATCACAATAGAATTCTTGCTGCGCTAAACTCCTGCTCATCCCTTCTTTAATTTCTTTTTCAACATCCGCGTCTGTGACAATCGGTGATCCGTCATTGCGGCAAGTATCATTAATAGTGCGCAGATCCACATACCAATTCGGGTTTCCTCGAAGTGCTTCATACATTCTCCAAGCATGGTTGCGGCCGCGAAATGTAGTAATGAATCCTGCCCAACCTTTGTTTTCTACTAAGATCGGACGTATGTAATCCCAAGCCGCAGGATCACAAAGAGCAAACTCAGAAAACAAAACACCGGCAGGATTAGCGCCAACAAGGCGATCATAATTGTCACTACCAAGCATCTGCCAAGTGCTGCCACACTTGAATGTAATAGACATTTCAGTGTCATTTGTATGTTCTCGCATTGACTCAGGGAATGCGCGATCAATAAATCGCTCACCAGTACGAGCGTCAATTCCTTTCCAAATAGCACGCCGCGCCTGCACATGAAAAGGAAACAAATGCCAATAAGATCCTATTCGCTCTTGAGCACGCTCGCGCCCAAAGTCTAGACCAAACACGTCCTTACCTGCGCGCCGATGCCATGCAAGAAAGAATCGTAGAATGTGCTCAAGCTTATAAGCATCAACAACAGCCTGTTGATGCGGATAGAGTTTCAACGGTTGAAACACCCTAGCCTTAGCAGCCTGTTTCTTTGGGCGCGGCATACTTCAATTCACCAAATCTAGAACAAGAAGACGTAAACAATTGCGCCGCATGATTCTAGTAACACGCAAAGGATGTTCGCGCACACTTGAACGAACAGCGTTAGCTACAGTACGCATACGCGAAGTGTTTCGATTAGGCGCATTGGCTAACAGATGCGTGCGCAACGTTGCTGCTACATCTACACCACCGAAGTGACGATTAACTATAGGACGTGAAGTTGCGTAAGACATTTAGTTGCTCCATACCCTTGACAAGCTGCGGAGTTTACGCCTATAGACTATGCCTATCAACTATTCCAAATGGATAAATCAGGTACATTGTTACCTTGGTACATACTGTACATCCATACACTGTATGCCTATCCACTCCCCATACCACACGTATAACACGTGCATTTAACCCAAAACAGGTTAGAAACAAAACGCGAAATAG